CAGAAACTAGATGATGCTATGACAATTACCATTGCAGACAAGGAAGTTGATAAAGTGCATGTTGGATTCAATCAGTATGTGGATGTGGAAACTATACAACACTTTCTATACAGAGATTTTCCAGATAATCTAAATAAACCAAAGTTGACTGAAGAGCGAAAGCCATATACAATAGACGAAGTAGTAGAGGCTACAAAAAATATAAAACCAGACCTATGGTAGATGAGAAAAAATATTACTATTCAGAGATATTTCACAGCATACAGGGTGAAGGAAACTACACGGGCGTTCCAACCGCTTGGATAAGATTCTTCTTGTGCAATTTACAGTGTAGTGGTTTTGGTCAGAAGGATCCAACAGATCCAAGCACATATGAATTACCATTTGAAGACTTTGATGTTGATAGTGTGAAAAGGGTGGAAGACTTACCCGTGTGGGAAAAAGGATGTGACAGTTCTTATACATGGGCAAAGAAGTTCAAGAAACTGATGGGACACGAAACACCCACAGTACTTGCAGACAAAATTGTAGACATACTCAAAACAGACACAAACCAAAATGGATTGTTTCTACATCCGAACTCAAGACAACATCAGCACTTATGTTTCACTGGTGGAGAACCATTGATGATCACAGGGCAGGCCGCGAGCATGGGCATATACAAAGCACTTGACAAAAAAGGCAACTTGCCAAGTTCAATGACATATGAAACAAATGGTACACAAAAACTAACAGAACCGTTCAAACAATGGGTTAAAGATATTCCAGAAGAGATATTCTTCAGTGTGAGTCCAAAATTGTTTACGGTGTCAGGCGAGAAGACAGAGAAAGCAATCAAGCCAGAGAACGTAAAAGAATATGCAGAGTGTAGCGACAGAGGACAACTTAAATTTGTTGTGGGTGCAAGTAGAAGAGAGTGGGAAGAACTAGAAAACACAGTACGGAAATTTAGAGAGGCTGGTGTAGATTGGCCTGTTTGGATAATGCCCACTGGTGCAAGAGAAGAAGAACAGACCGCGACTGCTGGTAAAGTGGCAGAAGAGGCATTCAAGAGAGGATACAATGTGGCGGCCAGAGTCCATGTATATCTGTTTGGTAATGCAATTGGCACATAGTAGTAGACTAAAAGGTAAAAATAAGGTATAATAATATTATGAAGGTAAAAAAAACAGCAAAGACAACGATCAAGAAAAAGAACACAAAAAGCAAAGGCAAGAAGAAAAGCGAAGAGCCAATTGTAAAAGTTCTTAATCTTAATGTAAATCCTGAGAATCCTAGAAACGGTTTCTTTGAACTAGACTGGAATGACGAGTTCGTGAACATGTTGAAACAATCTGGTTACGAAGGTGCAAGTGAAGAAGAGATCGTAGATAGATGGTTCCAAACACTTTGTAAGACTATTGGCAATGAACAAGGCATAGACGTCACTGGATCTGGATATGTACAGATCAACAGAAGAGATGACGGCAAAACTGAGGTGTCGTAATGGCACACATACTTGTAGACACTGCAAACACATTCTTTAGGGCAAGACACGTTATCAGAGGAGACACTTCTGAGAAGGTGGGCATGGCCATACACATCATGATGAACTCCGTCAAAAAAGCATGGCAGGACTTTGGAGGCACACACGTAGTTTTCTGTCTCGAGGGTAGATCATTTAGAAAAGACATGTATGCACCATATAAGAGAAACAGAAAAGAAATGGCTGACGCCATGACGGAGAAAGAGAAAGAAGAAAACGAAGTTTTTTGGGAAGTGTATGATGACTTCTGCGATTTCATCAAGACTAAAACTAATGCCACAGTTTTGCGTAATCCAAGAACAGAGGCAGACGATCTTATAGCAAGATGGATAGACAAACATCCTGATCAAGATCACGTAATTATAAGCACAGACAAGGATCTTAATCAACTGATTACACCACGTGTCAAGCAGTACAACGGTGTGGCCGAGACTACACTAACACATGAAGGTTGGTTCGACGCCAAGACAGGTAAACCTGTAATAGACAAAAAATTAAAAGCACCAAAACCTGCTCCAGACACAGAATGGATTGTGTTTGAAAAGGCCATGAGAGGTGATCCCAGTGACAACATATTCTCTGCATATCCGGGAGTGAGAACAAAAGGTACAAAGAATAAAATAGGATTGCAAGAAGCATTCGCTGATCGTAAGGATAAAGGATATACATGGAACAACCTGATGCTGAGCAAATGGGTAGATCATGAAGGCAATGAACACAGAGTAATGGAAGATTATGAGAGAAATAAAGCACTTGTAGATCTACATGCACAGCCAGAAGCAATTATAGAAGAACTTGATCAAACTATTGCACAGGCAAAGTCAGAGAACAAAAGTGTTGATCAAGTTGGAATCAGATTCATGAGGTTCTGTGGCAAGTATGATTTAAATAGGATTAGTGAGCAGGCACAACTGTATGTTGAGCCTTTTAATGCGAGGTTAGTATCATGACAGTAAGAGCAAAGACCTTAGTCAAAGACAAGTTTTGGATAGTCGAGCAAAACGGCCAAAAGTTAGGTACCCTTCAGAAACAAGCGGACAACGGTTGGATCTTCCTCAGCAAACAAGACAAGAGGCAAGTGTTCCACACACAGGAGAGCCTGTTCACAAAGTTTGGCTTTGGAATGTTTGATGAATCAAATATTAAAAAACCCGAAGAAGAAATACAATCAGACAATTTTGACGTGCATGGGTATCCTTGTAGCACACACCCGTATAACCCAATGTTTGATGTGAAGAATCAACTTCCGGTTTATACTAAAACACCAAAAAGCAAGAGTCAATTCTGTGCAGGGTATTACATAATCTGTTTCGAAAAAGGTTGGAGGAAAGCATACTGTCCTAAGATGATCACACTTTCTAGATATGAATACAAAGGGCCAATCAAAACCAAACTAGAAATGCAACAGGTTTTAAACGATGCAGTCAAAGACTGGCAACAATAAAACTTTAGTAATAGGTTCAAGAGGCGGCATAGGATCAGCACTAATATCACAAATAAAAGATTGTGACACTCTAAATTCAGCACAACTAGATCTTGACAAACCTGAAAAAATAGACTCCCAAGACTTTTCAAACTATGATTACATCTACAATGCAACGGGACACAGCAAAGGCACATATCTAGGATTTCAAAAAAACTCTTTTAAAAACATCATAAGCCAAATAAATGTAAATTTTGTTTCTAACATACTGCTTCTAAAAAAATACGCCGAGCAAAGAAATAATGGAACCTATGTTTGGATAAGCAGTGATGTATCTGACCATCCACGTCCATTTCATAGTGTATACGCAAGTTCAAAGGTGGCAAGTAGGTATGCACTCGATTTAATCAAAAAAGAGATCACCCACATTAATGTGGTTGAAATTAAAATTGGATTTACAAGAACAAATTTCCGTTATAATAATTTCCTAGGTACTAAAACACATGAACAAATAGACAAGAGTTATGACGACGACCGTGCCTTAGAACCAAAATTTATTGCCGAGCAGATTGTACGAGCCGTAAATAACAAACAAGAATCAGTTCATATCAAATGACAGGAAAAATTAAATTACTAGAACCAGACATTGGCGACAAGGCAGTAGATGACAGAGGGGCCATCTTCAGTTATGTGCCTAAAGATGCTATTGTTGAATTTGTCTACGTGTACAGCAAACCAACAGGTGTGAGGGGTAAACACTTTCATAAGCACTTTGATGAATACATAATGATGGTTAATGGTGAGGGCATATACTACGAACCACTCGAAGGTGGTGGCGAACGTAAGATCATTGTTGGATCTGGTCAGACTATCTATATTCCAAAGTATACACCACACACATTCTATCCCTTGGTCGAATGCAAAGCAGTGAGCCTGTTGACCGCAAAATGGAACGACTTCAAAGACCCTATCACTCCTTACAAAAAATGAAAATTTTATTATTAGGATCAACGGGGTGGATAGGTTCTAACATACAGAAACAGAGACCAGACTGGGCCTGGACAAACATACACAGTGATGTATGTGATCTAGAGGATGAAAAACTAACTGCATCGTTACAGGGCGATTATGATGTCATCATACACTCAGCAGGTTTCTTTGGAGGTCTGCCCTTTAATAACAAACACAAGGAAAACATATTGTTGAGAAATGATAAAATGAACAACAACATATGTAAAATGGTCGCCCGTTTGAAACCAAAGAAGTTTATTATTGTCAGCAGTGCATGTGTGTATCCTCCACATGGGAACAAAATCTTACGGGAGTCTATGGTGGGACCAGTTGACTTCCATTCCAGTGTCAAATACAGTGCTCTTGCAAAGTTAAATCTTTTTGATCTTGTGAAAGCAATGGACATAAATTTCGAATACCTCATAGTATCAAATGCATATGGGCCTGGCGAACACACAGATCTCGAAAAAAGCCATTTCATCGGTAGCCTAATTACAAAGATAAAGGACAACCAAAACAAACTTAAAATGTTTGGCACAGGTATAGGTGTGCGTGACTATATCTATATAGAAGATGTAGCAGAAGCAATATGTAAATACTGCGAATTATTGCACACAACAAATTCTATCACTAACATCAGTAATGGACAAGGTATAAGTGTCAAAGAAATCACAGAAAAACTACTTGCATATTCCAATAAAGAATTAGTAGTCGAATGGGGTATTGAAAAAGACGACGGTGTGAAGTATAAAGTCTTAGATAACACCAAAATGACTAGAGATATAGGTTTTACTCCAAAAGTAAAAATAGATGACGGACTACTTGATACATGGAGGCACTTCAATGCCTAGTGTACAAAGCCTCTTTAATTTTGAGAAAATTCTATCTCAATACACAGGAGCACCATATGTTGTTGCTACGGATGGATGCAATCATGGCATGGAACTTGTCTTGCGACTACTAGACGTTAAAAAACTAGATTGTCCAGGTAAAACTTATTTGTCAGTTATACAGATGTTGATAGATTTGGGTATAGACTTCACCCTAACGGACGAACAGTGGGCAGAACAGGGCGAGCATCGTTTTGGAGGCACGAATATCTGGGATAGTGCAAGAAGATTTGAAAAAGACATGTACGAGAAGGGACAAATTAAATGTGTCAGTTTTGGTAATTCAAAGCCATTACACATTGGCAAAGTTGGAGCAATATTACTAGACGACAAAGACATGTATGAGAAACTGAGCATGATGAGATCCGATGGTAGGGATCTGAAAATTAGCCCATGGGGTGAGCAAATGGAATATATCGCAGGATATCATTACTGCCCAACATTTGAAGACTGTGACAAGGGTATAGAAAAGATGAAAAAAAATGATTTCGTGCCAATGCGACAAAATTATTGGTATCCAGACTGTAGAAATTTTAAAATAGCAGGAAAGTCATTTAAATAAGTGTATGCCAAATAGCAAAATACAAACAAGACCAATCGAAGATCTCATAGGAAGGATCAGGACCCTACGTCAAAAAGGCGAGAGGCAGATCATTATACCGGCCAAAGAAGCAGACCAACTGGCGGACAGCCTCACGCAGGTGATGACTAGGATGGTCACCATACAGGAAGAGATCATCGAAGCACTCAAGGCGGCCAAGGAGGCCCAAACTATCAACATAGAAATGGATGGTGGTGAGTTTGGCGAGAAGAAATAACGTCAATAGGTTGCAACGATAGTGTGCTAAAATTACTCCATTAATCATACACGATCAAATTTTTGGTAAATACACATAGTAAAGAGTAAATCTATGAGCAGACCAAAACCCACAGTGCTGTTGCAACACAGCAATAAGTCTACCTTCAAAATGGACGAGGTCCTAGCGGCCGAGGGCATCTGGGCAGTGTTCTACGATGGTAAACCCATAAACCTCAAGTCATCTAGTTTGGTGGCAAACTATCCAGGACCAAAATACAAGAAAGTTTCATTCTCAAATCCAGGACACGCAGAGAACCTAGCCAAGAAACTGAATGCTCAGCACAACACTGACAAGTTTGGTGTTTACCTTTTAAAAACCGGCGACAAATTCTCAAGATAATTAATTGTATGATATTATCAGACACTATCGCACGACATCGACACGTCTGGTGTTTTGGTTGTAGTTTCACTAGTTGGCAATGGCCTACCTGGGCAGACCTATTACAAAAAAAATACGGTAATGTAACAAATCTTGGAAAAAGTGGTGCAGGCAATGTGTACATATTCACTAAAATTATGGAAAAATACACACAAGGACACATAACCGAGGATGACCTTGTGATGGTTTGTTGGACTGGACATTATAGATTAGATATGAAATTCAAAGGCGAATGGCGGACTGGAGGCAATTTGTTGACCCAAGATGTGTACAGTATGGATTTTGTAAAAAAATATTGCGATCCTCAATATTTTCTAGAGCGTGACCTTTATCTTGTCCACGCGGTAAACCAAATATTCAAAGGCAGGATAATAAATTTTTCAATGGCGGACATTGATCGACTTGACCAGTACAATAACACATACGTTCCTTTAGATAAACCAGACAAATTGCAAAAAACTCTTGATACATTTTTTCCTAGTTTTTACAAAGTTCTTTGGAATAATGATTTTAACACAATCAAACTCAGAGATGATTATCACCCCACCGAAACAGAACACGCAACCTACTTAGAAAAAGTGTTTGAAGAGAAAATATAATGGATCGCAAGACTGCATATACTCGTACCTTCATGGAATTGCTGGAACAACCAGTGCATGACGAGACCATCAAGAACAACTACTACGCATGGTGGCAGAATGTACGTGAAAGTTACCAGGCCAGATCATTGCGTTTGACCAAACCCGGTTTGGATATGCTGGAGAAATTGGATCTCAAGACCTATGATATAAAATTCCCTGCCAAAGTCATATTCACACCACAGACATACCTGTGGTTGGACGAGTTTGTTGACTGTCCCTACTACGTGGACAAGAAGAAGATCATTGTCACAATGGAGAAAATGGCATTACAACTGATGCTTTTCGCTGGAGATATCACAAAATACGGACTTGCCCGTGCAATGAGCAAGATGGACGAACAAAAAAGCCAATAAAATAGCGACTTTTTAGCCTAATTTACCAGGTTGACGCATAACACATTCCTGCTATAATCGTATTATAAACATTTTAAACAGGAGTGTACAAAATGGCAAGAGCTAACAAAAACAAAGAGGCGGCAATAGGCAGTCAAAACAGAACAGTTTCACCCAACGAGGCGAAATCAGCATTAACACATTGTATCAAATTACAGAGACCCATAATGATGTGGGGTGCACCAGGCATTGGTAAATCCGATATCGTAAAACAAATTGCAGATGCAGAAGGCAGAGAAGTTATTGACATCAGACTTCCACTATGGGAACCAACAGACATCAAAGGTATCCCTTATTACAACTCAAAAGAGAACAACATGGTATGGGCAAGTCCGGCAGAATTGCCAACAGACCCCAAATCAAATGCTATTGTGTTCTTGGATGAGTTAAACTCGGCGGCTCCGGCAGTACAGGCGGCGGCTTATCAACTTATATTAAACAGAAGAGTAGGACAGTATCACCTACCAGAAGGCGTTTCGATCGTGGCGGCGGGTAACAGAGACTCAGACAAGGGTGTCACTTACAGAATGCCGGCTCCATTGGCAAACAGATTCGTCCACGTAGAGTTAAGAGTGGACTTCGAAGACTGGATGGAATGGGCAACCAACCAACACATACACGCAGATGTTGTGGGTTACTGCACATTCGCCAAACAAGATTTATACGATTTTGATCCTAGAGGTAGTTCTAGATCATTCGCAACTCCAAGATCATGGAGTTTCGTATCCCAACTTCTATCAGATGACCTGCCAGAAAGTACGCTC